AAAGTTTTCATCAACTATACTAGCTTGTAGTTTTTTAAAATTCTTTAAACGATGATAGCCCAAATTAAATGACATATTTGCTAAGACTAATTGTGCTTCGCCTGGTAACTTATCAAAGTTTGGATAGATAACATTACAGTCTTTTACGCATTGTTTAACTGTCTTATCAAAACACTCTGCCACTCGTTCTTCTGACACAGTTGTACCAACTTCCTTATTGTATTCTTCATCCCATTCAGTCACTAAATAGCCAATACCAAACGTGGGAAAACCCAGATGATCTAAATAGATTTCATACTTACAACCTTCATCAGCTTCTAGTTCTGACCTTAATTTATCTATATCCATTACAGTTTTCTCTTTTGGTTCTTCATAGAACGAATGTGCTTGTGCCAAAAGTAGTTAGCCACAGACGTAAAAAAATCGTATAAACTCATGTAAAATTTTGTCATTGCTTTTTCCCAAAAAACTTAGTTGCTGATCTAACGGCAAAGCTACTGCTTACAATTATTCCTAAAGTGTATTGATAATATTCTGGCATAGCTTCTAGGGCTGTAAATCCATCAGCTACTATTTGTCTGCCCCAATCACCACAGAAAGCTAGTATAAGAGGTATGCTAAACAGTAGTGTTAACCACTCATCTTTAAGGCTCTGTGTAGAACCCTTTGCCATTAGCTTTTCCCATTCAGCAGCAGATGTTGCCGAACTTACCATTACCTTTGCTTCTGCTTCAGCCCTTGCTTTTGCGACTGCTGATTTACCCTCTTGCTCTACTTTTTTCTTATCCATGTAACTAGTAAAAAGACTGCTGATAGGGCCTATTAACGCTGTTAACATTATTTACTCCTAGACATATACGCTGTTGAACCCATGTAAAAACCCACTATTGAACTACCTGAGATAAACAATAAATCTGTTATGGCTGATAGTTTTTCTAGTCGATCTAACCCAATAAAAGGCGATGCTAATATCGCAGCGTAACAACCCATAAATATTAGAGTTGCAGTTGCCATTCTTCGTTGGGCTAACTGTTTACGATGTTCATCTTTAGTCTTTTGTATTTGTTTAGATTTCGCTATTTCTGAATCTGAAACAACACCATCTCCATCTAAATCCCATTCTGAGTATTTAGATTTGCTCTGTAGTTTTTTCTGCGTCATTGAATTGAAAATATTTTATCAGAATAATTCTTTTTTAATAGTTCTTTAGGTGTAGCTATTGGAGGTAACATTCCTTGACTTGGTTTATAAATTTCATTTAAACCTTTTTCAAAACCAGATTTAGTTAACAAACCTGTCAAACCAACAATAGCTGACCTAGATGTAGGACTTAACTTTGTTAATTCTTTCATGGCATTACTACCAGACTTTGTTGTTAATATCTCAGCTAACCTTTCTGTGTATTTACCAAGCCTTAACTTTTTTAAATATCCTGCTGCCCTTGATGGAACTTTCCAGACTTCTAGCGTTTCAATCATTGGTGCAACAAAACCAGATGCTTCTATCTCAATATCTTTTTGTGCTTGAGTTGCAAAGGCAGTAAAACTTTCTTTTTTGGATGCTCTACCTGTTGCTCCTATTGTGTCCATTAACCAAAAAACATCTTTAATTTTTGCATTGTCACCAAGAGCTTCTTTTAATATTTTAGCTTTTCTGGGATCACCTACTAATTTTGTTCTATATCCCCCACCAATATTAACTGTGCTACCATCTCTGCTAAGAGGGATTGTTTCTAAAGTTTCTTGTAACCAACTTCTAACAACACCATTCCACTCAGCCTCGCTACCAGATTTTAAAAAAGCATTTCTTGCACCTCTAACAGTTTTTGCATCACTTAATTTAGGGTTAAACAAAATGTCTGTTACTTTCATTTCCTTTCTACCTTTTAACCTTGAAATTTCTCCAATAACGCCTTCTTTTTGTTTTGTTATATTTGGCATACCATCAGCATAAATTGATCTAGCCTGTTTATAATCTGGGCTTAAATCTTCCAATGTTTTTATTAATTTTGTATTAATTCCAGTTAAAGTGTTACTTGCAGTATTTTTTCCATTTAACGATAAAGTTTTTGTAATATCATATATTTCTTTTTGTGCTGCATCTAACCCAGTTAAAGTTGTATCTGGATTAGTAATAGTTTTGCCTTTTCTTTTAAATGAAATTTGCATTAATTTTAAGGCTTTTTGCAAAGCAATTTGTGTCTCACCTTTGCTTATTTTAATTGCATCCTTAACTTCAGTAATTAAAGGAGTAATATCAATATTAGTCATTTCTTCTGCTTTTTGATAAAATGGTCTTGCTCTTTTTTGTAAAGCTTTTTTATTAGATATTAATATTCCGCTTGCAACTTCAACTCCTTCACTTCTTATTTGGCTTCCTGATACAGCAGGTGAGATACTATCAAAGGCTTTATATAAAGCATCTTTAACTTTAGTATTCCTTATATTATAAAAGTTATCTAATAATTCAGATGCTTGTGGGTAACTCATTAAAGTTTTTTGTCTTGATATAAGAGATGGCAACCCTGTCTGCTCTGCTAACGTCAAAGGAACATCAAACTTTTGAGAACCTTCACCAACTCTTTGTGATGCTTCGCCCCTAGTCATTTTCATATTAGGATCACTTAAAGAACCATAAGGCATTTCTTTGCTTAGTTGTTTAGCATCTGTTGCAAATCGTGTTGCATTAATTCCTTTAGTTACAACTTCACCTAAACCTTGACCTACAGTACCAATCGTGCCTTCTATAGCCATCATAGCAGGATTATAACCTTCATTAGCTCCATAATCTTCAGCCTTTTTTTGCCTTAATGCTTCTCCACCTGCTGATAAAGCACCTGCCAAAGGTATCGCAATCGGTGGTGGTGTAGCCATAGCAGGTAAGCCAGAAGCGACATTTAATATAGAGCCAGAACTTGCAGCAATAGATTCAGGTATTTGTCTTAAAGTGCCACCTAAATCTCTATCAGTTGTAAGTGGTGGGTTTTCATATTTTAATGATCCATCATCATCAACGTAATAAATCTTACCTTCTTTATCGTAACCATATCTTTGAGAAGAAATATTAAGTGGTTCATCTGGAAATCTGTTTTTTGCAAATATATTTAATCTTCCTGTAATAGTTCTTGGGAAAGATGATTTAAAAATTGTAGACATATCAGCAGGAGCATCAGAACCAATTTCACCTTCACTTCTTCTTATAGCATCCATAGATTGTGCTTTAACACTACCCTCTGGTATTCCACTAGCAAAAATTTTGTCTGAATATTTACCCATTAAAATGATACTCCAAATTCTTTAGAAAGCATTTTTGACACTTGATCTTCTAATGCTTCTTCGGTTATTTGTGGATTAGCTGTTTTAAGTTGTGATTCAATGGCTTGCCCTCTTTGTTCTATTATCTGATCAAATTGTGTTAAAGGCATAATTGAATCAACCTCATTTCTAAAAGATTTACCCTTTGGCAATAAACCATTTTTCATAATATATTGCTTTCTTGCGATACCTTTTTTAGCCAAAGTATAAGAAGCTTTTAATTTGCTTAAAGCAAAAGTTGGAGCATCTTGTTTAGCTATAATAAATTCATTGGCTCTTTCTTCTTCTCCACCTGACAAGACTGCACCATAAATTTCATTAATTTCTTTTGCTGAAATCCTAGCCATTTTGCTCATAAAATCAGTATATTCTTGAAAAGATTTTTTAGTTGCAGGGTCTAAAGTCACACCAAGTTTTTCTTTAAAACCTGATTCTAATGCCTTAAATTGATCCTCATATTTGAAATAATCTGGTTTAAAATCAGCTATTAAACTTAAAATATTATTAGCTTTACCTGAAGCATCAATTATTTCTTTTTGCATTGCAGACTTTGTAGATTTTGTTAATCCATCACTATCACTAGCTCCTGTAAAAATACTCTCTGACATATCTACTTTTCCATCAGAGCCGATTGCTATTATACTATTTTTTATAATAGGAATGTAATTTGCTTGATTACTTGCTAATTGTTCATCACTTACAAAAACTGGTTTACCTGTAGTCAAATCTACAGCGTGTTTAAAACCTGGTTTTTCTGGTTTTTTTAGAACTGTATAGCTTGTTACCACTCCATCAGATTTATTTGCTTGTAAAGTAAACCCTGTTAATTCTTCATTAATTGTACCACCTTTTAATATATCTGCTGTTTTTTTAACTTTAGGTGCGGGGTCTCTTGAAAAACTAGTTGTGTTTGTAATAGGTTCACTACCAAGAGCAGTCGTTGTTTTTTGTGTACCTAAACCAGATTGACCTCCAACATTCATTGGTACTACACTTGTTGATGTTCTTGGTGCTGTCATATTAGTAACTAAACTTTGACCCATTATATTAGGAAACATTTGTAAAGCTGATTTTTGTTGTGGTGTAGCGTTAGCACCTAACAAAGAACTTAAATTAGTTTTAAACTCATCTTCCCTTGCCACCTGTCGATCCATAGCCCCTTTTTGCAAATAAGCACCAACCAATGCAGAACTTAATCTTCCTAGTCCTTGTAGTGGTGTTGCTACTGGTGCAAATGAATTTCCTTGTTTCATAAGAGATTGCCCTAATATTCGTCTAGGGTCACTTTGATATGCAGGGTTAAGTTGCTTGTATCTAAAGCTAGGACTATTATTTATTGCCATTTATCTCATTCCTCCATACATATAAGCTGATCCAAGATTTCCTGCCAAACCAAACAATCCTCCCATATCAGCATTTCTATTGTTTTGAGCTTGATTATATGCGTTCTGCTGTGATGCTTGTTGTGCTGCAAATGCACCTTGAGTATCTATTGAACCAGGAGCAAAGAACGAGGGTTGTTGTATTTGTGATCCACCAGTAAGAGCAGCCAATTCATTAAAGTTTTGACCTCTGAGTGCATTACGTTCTGCAATCTCACGTTGACGATTTTGCTGTGCCACTTGATTAGATAATAACTGATCGGCCATTTGTTGTTGTCTACCTGCATTTTGTAGTTGGACATTTGCTGCGTTTTGACCAAACCCTTGTTGATTAGCAGCCAAACCAAACTCACCACTAGCTGCACGTTCTCCAAACTCCATAGCCCTATTTTGCCGACCTTGATTAACTAATCGGTCTGACTCTTGACCTGCTGCTAGTGTGGCTTGTTGTGCTAATCTTCCTAGTTGCTCGCCTTGTTGGCTTTCAAATCGGTTTATAGCTTGGTTGTATGGGTCAGATGTTATTGGTATTCCACGATTAACAAGGTTGGTTTCTAGTTCTTGCCTTTGTCGTGTGAACTCTGGCTGTAACAAACCAAGCTGTCTATCATATAATGTTTGTTCTATATTACTTCTAAAGGCTTCAGGATCAGATTGCAGAGCCGTTAAACCATCAGAACTTAACCCAGTTGGTAAAGCAACATTACTTGAAATATTTTGATTATAGTTTTGTAAATTACCTAACTGTGTGGGATCAATATTTTGAGCAGCACTAACACCTGATAAAGTTGGAGCAGTCATAAATGGATTTTGAAAATCTGGGTTATCTTCAAATATAGGTGAACCATCAGGATTAGTTCCGACAACAGTTCGACCAGTTACCCTATTATAAGCCGTATTTCCAAGACCTAAACCTGTACCTTCTTGGGCTGCTCTAAGCTGAGTTTGAAATGGAGTTTCTTGCGTAAAGGCTGCTGACTGACCACCTTCAGGAACTAACCCTTGTGAAAACTGTCCTTGATCGCCAACTGATCCATAAAGCAAATTACCATAAGGTGTAAATTGATTTATCCTATTCGCATTACTTTGTGCGTTTATAAGTTGTGATGGATCAGGTATTGGAGGAGTTTGCGGTGAACTTTTGCCCATTAGTTATTTCCTTCTTTGTTAACCATTTACATTCGTCTTTTAACATCCCAAAGATAATCGCATCATTGGGATAATACATTTGCCTTAAAATGCCCTCTGGTGTGAACCCTAGTTGTCTGTTCATCTTCATAGCTTTTTTGTTACTTTCATCACAAGTGACTAGCAATCTGTTCGCATCCATTTGAATAAAAGGATAAGCAAACAATGAATAAAGAACAGATCGAGTAGCCCACTTAGGGGAGTCAGCAGAGAGACTAGCTTCGACCTGCCCATCTCTATAATCGTGAAATACTGCCCCTGCTATTAGCTGACCATCTTTTTGAACACCTATTGCTGTTGATGGGCCAAACCCTCTAATGCCTATTCTTTTTGCTACCCAAGCCCTTACATAATCATCAATATTTGTTACTATCCCAATCATTAATAAACCTGGACTTTCTTAGGATCGACCTTTGGAATTAACTTACACATACATTCATAAACTTGTGGCTCGTCTTTTTTCATATAGGATTGATTGGTCAGAGTGTTTTTGAAACTCATGCAATCATTTACATTTCTAAAATAAATGCCACCTTCGGTAACTGCACCATTCAACGTACAAAGCAAAAGGAACGCAGTCATCGTGCATAGCTTTTAAGAGAAACAACAAGTGATATTATGATTACTGCAATCACACAAAATATAATGCCCAAAGTTTGAATGGTATCTATAATCTCTTTTTGTTGTTGTCTTTTTTCTACTTGAAGTAACCGACTAGCTTCCCTTGCTTCAGCTATTTTAGTGGCTCTTTCAGATATAATCTCATCCCATGCCGTTGGCCCGAATCTCATATTAATTATGTTTTTTAATTCTTGACGTTTTTCTTCTAATAATTTTCTGTCAATAAAACTAGCAGCCGTTGATTCAACTGAGCCAAATTGTTGAGCAATGGACATACCTTTTCCTTGCTTCTTATTCATCTGTGCTTCACCAGTAAAAAAGCTGTCTATTTGTTTAGCAATCCCAGATATGTCATTTACTGTTGTAATATTAGATTTAATAAATTCTACTGATTTTTGGACAAGAGCAATCCCTGTAAGAATTTCTGCCACAACCATGATATTATCTCATTAATTTATTGGGTTTTTAAAATGATGCTTATTAGTAAAATTATTGTAGCAGATGCCGTTCCAATCAATACTGTCTCAAGTCTCTTAGTCCTATTCAACAGTTCAATAAATCTTTCCTGGCTAAGTGCTGATAAGGTATCTAATTCAGCTTTTACGGATTGCACAGTAGGTTTAGCCATTATCATACTCCATACTTAGGCATATCTTGATTAGGAAATGTCTGTCCTGCACTTGGCTTGCCTTGCGAGGTAATCGTCTGTGCTGTGCCATCACTTGATAATCCTGTTAATGATACGACTGCTTCATCTCCACAATTACTGTGGCTTTCTGATAACTTAAATGTGTTGGTTGTACTTGCTATTACAAAGTAAGTTGTATTATTTACCAAGCCACCAATTACTGCTGCTTGTTCACCATCAGAATTTTGTCCTACATTATAATAAACTTGCTCATCATTTACAAAGCCATGCCCATTACTTGTGATTGTGTTATCAGATGTGCTTACTACACTAGATGATGTTGCATCTATTTCTTTAGCTGTTTGTGATGCACCTGCTACTGTTTCATAACAAGCCTGTAATCCTGCTATGTCTGAAGCGTTGTTTATGGCAGTTTTAAGTGTTGTATAGTTTG